GCGTTTGATTTTTTCTCCCTCGCGTACATACCAGGCATCTACCCAAGCGTCAAGCTCGGGTTTTATGCTTTGAGAAGTTGATTTTTGAGGGGATTTTTGAGCGTGATAAGTATTTATAATCTTACCACAAATTTTATGCGTTAAAACGCCTTTTTCTAGTATTACTTCCTCGTCTCGTCGAGGAATAAAGATATTTATGTATTTTTCGTGCAAATCCCACTCAATGACGTTCTCATCGTCATTTTTAATGTCACATAAGTGATAAAAATCCCTCATTGAGCTGATAAAATTTATACGGCGATATACCCAAAGCGGCACCTGAGTACGCGAGGTAATAAAACGCCTTACTTTATGCTTTACATACCACGCCGCAAGCTCGTCTAATTCGTCGGTTTGACTTAAATTCATAAAAGTTTTTTGTATATATTTCATTACGTAACCGGTAGGATTGTCGATTGTCCATTGAAATCCGTTTATTTCGCCGTTTCGCTCCTGATGCGGGGTAATAGCGTCGGTTTTTAGGTTTTGAGGGGCGTTAAATAGGTCTTTATAGCACTCAAAAAGATAAGGTATTGTATGCACGGGTACGTAGAAAAGCGCGTGAATATGAGGCACGCCGTCCTTTTTATGCGGCTCAAAGCAACGCACGTAGGAGCGATCAACGCCTTTATATTTCTTGTGATAACGTTTGATTAAAAGCAACCACTGATAATTTAAAATCTGGACTAAATCCCTGATTTCAAGGGCTTCGCCGTTTTTCATCCTAGATTTTATATCGGCAGGGATATATTTCCAATCAAGTGGCCTAAATTTACCATATTCGCCCTTTAAAGCACCGCGAAAGCAACCGTTTAAAGTAATTGTTAAAAATACTCCCTTTTGCTGATACATAATACTAAAAGAGTTTAAGGTATTGATCCGGTTTGAGACTTCGGCGTAGTAACGCTTGCTCAAATTTGCGGACATTGATATATCAAGGAGGCTTTTTACTTCGCCGAGATTATTTACAAAAGAGAAATTTTGCATATAGTCTCTTTGAGCCTTGATTTTATCATTAGCAATGGTCAAATCTAACTTAGAAATCCCAAACACTTTGCACCTTAAACTTAAAAGTGAATTATTTTTATTAATTTGACAAGGCGGCGCGTTACTTCGCGCGCGCTGCGCGCCGCGCTCAGTTTCCGCTCCGCTTTGAAACTTTACAAATTTAAATTACCTGTATTGTTAAAGTTACGACTGAGTCTATTTCTTGATCTTGCTCGACCGAAAAAAGGTATTTAAGTAAAAAGATGTCTTTAAGTATTGGGATGCCGTTACGTTGTTTTTGATTAGTGCTTTTGTTTATGCCGGATAAGACTAAGATGTCGCCGCGTTTGAGAGAATACGAGCTCTTAAGCTCCTTTTTTGATGTGGTAGGGGTCAGGGTATTGCTTGATGATAAAAGATCCTCGAGGATAAGATGTAAATCAAAATCTATGTGATCGCGCAAAATAATAGGTTTTAAGGTAACTTTTAAGCCGACGTCTTTATATTCGTATGAATTTTGCGTAGTGGTTTGAGTGGCCGAAGTTTGGCTATTTTGTACTAAATAAGGGATATTTTGGACAGTTGAAAAATATACCTCGGTATGGTTACGAGCCGTTAAAAAAGGGCTGGATATGATTTTCGTAAGTCCGTTAGTATCAAGGAAATTTAGGACGCCGAAAAAGCCCTCATTATCGTTTCTAATTACGTTTGAATTGGTAGTATATGGAGAGGTTATCAAGTTAATATAATAGGCTAAATCGCCGTGATTTAGCGGCTTAAGCAAGCTTTGAAGCTTTGTGCCGCGGTCTTTGATGTCTTTTAGGTTGGTTTCTGTTATTGTAAGTTTAAACTGCACCTGCTCGAGCTGCTTATCTATACTCTTGACCGCGTCTTTGATTTGATCGTAGATATGCTCGTCGGCACGGAAAAAAACGGAATTGGACGATTTAGAGTACGTTGCATTGATTTCAAAATTTGAAATAATACGCTGTACGTCGTCTAAAACGTAGTTGCTTAAATCGATACGGCGCAGATCAAGACTAGGCAGCTTTTTATCCGTTACGTAATAAAAATTACCTTGCTTATAAAGATAAAGACCTTTTGACTCAAGCATTTTTTGAAACATAGGCAAGCTTAAATTTGTTTCTTGATGAAAAATAAAATAGTAATAGCTGCCGTCTATACTGTCATCGGTAACTATAGTTATATTATTTGACCTGCTTGCAAGCTGAGCAAAACTTGCAAGATCGGTATAGATCATCTCGGCTTTTAAAAAGCTACTTAAAAGAATTAACGTTAAGACTAGTTGTCTGAGAGTTTTCATAAGATACGCCTTTGTTTGGATTTTTATATTGAGACGAAGTATTTTTTAGCTCATCGAGTGCAGGCGCGTCGAAAACTAAAAAATACTCCGTAAGATGTTTGCCTTTGGTGGTAGAGTAAAAATATAAGGGTTTATGCGTCGAAACGGTAAAAGAGATATAGCCGTAAGGGAAAGGGTATTTTTCGTTTTTAAAGGTACAAACGTCGTCAATACATGAAAGGTTATAAATATAAGTTTGAGTTTGGGCTTGAGCTTGTGGGGTCGGCTTAGGTTGATGCGCAGGGCGAGGTTCGGCCGCCTGGATAGGTTGAGAAATTTGGGGTGGATTGTCTTGTTGTTCGTCGGAAACGTCGGAGCTTAAAGATTTAAGAAAAAAGTAAAAGTAAATAGATAATGCGATAAATACGAATAGGGCTATATAAAAGAATTTACGTACGAATGATTTTTGAGATGACGATTGTCCAGAGTGATAAAGATCAAATACTTCTTGCAAATAGGGAATATGAAATTTTTGCATTGCATCTTTTTGATACATCTTATAAGAACCATAAAGAATATATCTAAATTTGTTTTTAAATAGACGTTTGGCGCTATCTACGGCTTTTAAAAAATGCTCGGCAATGCGCTTATATTCGTTACTTATAAGGCTCAGATCTTGAGTGATAAGATAAATATCCTGGTATAAGTGGCGATGATAGGTAAGCCACCAAACGAGAACCGGATCTTCTTTAGCCTTTAAAAAATTGTGAGCTTCGTCAAGAACTATAAATACGCCGCTTAAATTTAGCTCTTTAGCGCGCTCGTTTAATTCAGCGTCGGTCACTTTAGAGATATAAAGAGCGTGAAGTATAGACATATCGGCATAAAATTTATCAAAATCAAACTTTATAAATTTCTCATGTAGGTCAAATTTAAATTCATTGATGTTAGTATAGCAGTATGAATATTCTTTTTGCTTCTCGGGTTTAATAAATTTGCTTAAAAAACCGCTAGCAGGTTTAAATAAAAAAAGCTGGTAAATTTTAAAAACGGCATAATAGGTTTTACCAGAACCAGGGTTGCCGACTAAATATGTTATCATCGTTATATCTTTGAAATACAAAGGGATATAAGATTTTCACGAATACCCTTAAAAGCAGTTACTCCGAGCTTGCCTAAATAAATAGACAAAATCAGCGAAAGAATAGGGGAGAAAATCGAATAAACATCCAAAAAAGCATTCCATGCACCGATAGACTTTAAAACAATAATAACATGCCTTGCAATACTATCGCCAACATCAACATAATTATTAATAAAATCTATAAATTTATTTATCAAAGAATAAAGAAGTTGAAAAATTTTATATATAGAATAGATATAAGAAACAAAAAAACCCATAAGAGCAAGATTTACAGCGAGCATAGCGCCAAAGGTTACTTTTTTTAGGAAAAAATCTACGACTTTTTCCCAAAGGCTAAATCTAAAAAGCCAACTTAAAGCGGATAAAATAGCAGCCATAAAAACCCCTAGAAAGAAAACATAATTAATTTTATGGTAAGCAATAAAAAGCCGGTAAATACGGCTATATAAACAAAGTAATATATAATCGTACGAATAGGCTCAAGCAACTTACAAAAATCAACTTCAATCACGGAGCTATAAAAACCAAGCTCAACATTATATTTTAAAGGGCAGGTATTTTGAACGGAGTTTTTTTGAAAAGAGGTAAAACCGTTTCCCTTAACGTTTTCTATGAACTGATTTAAACCAGTCTTTAGATTGTCAAATTTGCCCTTTAAACCCTCTACTTCGCTTGCATATCTATTTTTAAAACCTTCATAATCTCCTTTTAAACCGTCGTAATTAAAATCGGCCTCGTTAAATTTAAGATTATCGCCGTTTGCGTTATTTCCGCCGCCGTTGTTGTTATTCGTAGAATTTCCATTACCCGGCTTTGGATTTGGTTTAGGATCGGGATTTGGATTCGTATTGTTTCCTTGATTACCGCCGTTGTTTCCTCCCTGATTTCCGCCATGATTACCTCCTCCTTGATTCGGATCGCCCGGTTTAGTTTTATTATTGTCGGGGTTTGGGTTGTCAGGCTTGGTTTTATTATCATCAGGTTTTTGATCGGGTTTATCATTACATTTTGGATTTATAAAAGAGATTTGAGAGCCGTCAGAACAAGAGCCTTCCAGGTTACAATCTGAAGGGGAAGAGCCATATTTACTCCAAAAAGTATTACCACCGCCTAAACCAAAACCCGAACAAAGGCATTTTAGGACAGCAAAAGAATCTTTTTCACCGCTACAATCAATGCAACGACCGTCAGGAAGGCCAACCTTATTAATCTTACCGTCTTTAGAACAATCTTTATAACAAGTATTCGTTTGAGGATCCCACGACTGGCCGTCAGGGCATTTTTGACACTGATTCGTATCGGTGTTAAAATTTTCATCAGACTCGCAACTTCTTACTTTATTAATACTATATTTCCTATAGTATGAAAATTCAACGGGTAAAACATCCTTTGAACCTAAAACATAACGCCTAGAACAAGCCCTAATGTTATTAATATCAGACCCTTCGCAAGGAATAGTTATTTTTTCAAATTTTGAATCATAATAATATAAAGTAGCGATATAGGACAGATTACCCTCGTAATAATATCCGCTTGCATTGCTTTTTGAAAGATTAAATACCAACTCATCAAAGCGATAAGCATATATATCGTTATTTATTTTTAGAAAAGAAATGTTTAAAATTTCTACGTCAGATATAGACTGCGCAGAAACCCCGTAAGGTAAAAAGCTTTGATTCATGCCATAATTAAAACTACTATCATCCAAAGAAGATAAATCTAAAGCATAAGCGTTAAAAAAGAAAAAAGTAAGAAGTAGAGGTATTTTAATCAAGCTTTGCATGAGGTGGCCTTATAATACCTTTTTCGTAAAAAGGACTAAACCCGCAAAGACAGGTAAGCAAATCAGCATAAACCAAACCATTATCGAAAAGAAGTAATCAAAGCTAATAACGCCGGTAACGGTAAATACGCCTATTGACATGCTAAAAGCTCCTTTTCTTCGGTGTTGAGTTTGGATCAGCCTAAATTTTACTGACGACGAGAAAAATAAACAGACAAAGGATAAAACCGCACAATATTCCGCTAAGGCTCATAAGGAAATGATATTGATCTAAAGATAAATGCAAATCATACATGAGGCTTAATCCAAACTCTTAAAAAGGTCTAAAGCTACGGTAATTTGCTTGACTACGGCAATAAAACCAATAACGACAGCCATCAAGCCGTTAATATAGATACCGAGTTTAACAAGGTCGATAAAATCATACATTTTAGAGCTTTCTAAAAATTTGACTTCCTTGAAAAAAACAAGGAAGTCATGCAAACTAACCGCGAAGTAAGCGGATACCAGCTTTTACGCCGTAAATAACTCCCAAAAGAGCAACGACAACAGTAGCCATACCAAAAAAGGTTTTTGGATCTATATCACCAGTTACGGCACCGTCGGCACCAATAGCAACGCCAGCGGCGGCAGCATTCATAGCACCGATCGAAGCGATAGCAAGAGCAGTAGATATCTTACCTTTTGCGGTAGAAAGAAACTTAGGCATCTTGGCCTCCTTTTATAAAAATTAAGCGGACGCGTACCACTTTGGAAAAGGCTGAAACAAAATCAAACTTTGCCGAAATAGTAAGCTTTTGCGCTTCGCGACATACGCTTGGAGCGTAGGAGCAATGCGAATGCTTTTTGTTAAAAGCCGCATTGCTCTTAAAATTTAGAATAAACCAGGCT